GTTGCGATATGTCCGATTTCTAAAAAATCTTGGAAGATCCCGGCCGGATCGATCTGATCATTTCGATTTGATCTGGATTCAATCCTCTGACCTGCATGTTTGTGGCGTCATGGACCAGCGAACCAGTCCACGCTGGTGACCAGCTGCACCACCTCGGCGAGCGGGCGGTTGCCCTTCTCGCTGTTGCACTTGCGCAGGCACACGGGACAGCCGGCCACGCCGTGGATCGGCGCGAGGTTGTCAGGGTCCCTACGTGCGCCGCCCTTGCTGACGGGGTGGACGTGGTCGGCGGCATCGGAGCCGCCGTGGCCGCACACGATGCAGACGTCCGAGGCTGCGAGGGTGCGGGCCCGCATCTGCCGGTACTCGTAGCTGGTGAGCTCGCCCCGATCGGTGGCCATGCTCACCCCCTGCTACGGGCAGTTGATCGCGAGGTGCGGCCACGCGTCGGGCCAGGCCTCAGTGCTGCCGCTGTACGCGCGGTAGGCGTCGGCGTCTGCGTACCAACGGGCGCGGCATACGTAGTGCTTGGCGTCTGCGCTGCGCATGACCTTGATGTAGTACAGCGCGGGCCCGTGGATGGTGCGTGCGTAGTCGCGTATGGCGCTGCGTGCCTGGGTTGCTGTGGCGCCGGGGATGATCAGATCTTTGCTGCCGGTGCTCGGCTGCGTGGCCGTGTGGCCGGCGGCTGCGTGCGCTGCTGGTCTCTGTGTGGTGTGGCTGGCGCAGCCTGCGAGCGTGAGTAGTGCGGCGGCCGCGAGTGTGATGGTGGCGCGGATGCGCATGGTCCCCCCTGGACGTGCGTTCCTGAGCTTCCATCATGCGGCATGTGTAGGCCGTGTGAAGAGTGATGCTGGAGCATGACGAAGCCCCAGCCGGGGGGACCGAGCTGGGGCTTCGTCATGCGTCTGTGGTGCCGCGTGAGGGCACAGTTGTTCACCGAGATCGTTACACGCTGTCTGACCTGCGGTCAAGCGGCGCTGCGTTGCTGCCGCTTGGCGACGAGTGCGGCCACGTCCGTGACGGCGTACCAGGGCTGTCGGGGTGTGCCGCCTGAGCGGTGCAGCTGGCCGCGGTGAACGAGCAGGCGGACACCTCCGAGCGTGATGCCGAGCTGCTGCGCGACCTGGTGCGCGGTGAGGTGGCCGGGCCGGATCATCTGCGACTCCATGCCCCCATGATGCGGCAGTGGTGTCGGCTGCATGGGGTGTCGGGAACACGGGTTTCCCCGGGATTCCGGGCCTGTGCGGCGAGGCCCGAAACCCGAAACTGTGCAGCTCAGCCTCGATATCGGGGGCGAAACCGGTTTCGGGGTGAGGTGAAACCGCAGCCCCTTCCCGAAACCGGCTCGACGGCCTCTACTCGGCGTCCTCGACGGCGGGCAGATCGGCGCAGCGGAGACCCTTGGCGCCACCGCAGCACTCGCGGATGGTGAGCTGCCGCGTGGACACCTTGAACGGCTTGAGGGCCGCGCTGAGTGCCGTGGACGACCCTGCGGCGTCCATGTCCAGCCACGGCTTGTACAGGTCCGGGCGCAGTCGGGCGAGGGCCTCGACAAGGCGGTGCGAGTGCACGGCCTCAACTCCGTCCGGCCATACGGCCCGCAGGTGGTCGACGACGGTCTCCACGTCGAGGTCGACGACCTGGGCGCCGACGGACTGCCCGGTGAGGGTGCCGGCCGCGGTGCGCAGGGCGAGGGCGCGCTTGGCGATGTCCTCGGCTTCGGTCTGCTTGATGAATGCGGCGCGGACGGTGATGCCTTCGCGGCCGCGGGCGAGGATGCCGGTGCCCTGTTCGTCGATGCTGATGTCGGTGGCACGCAGGCCGCGTTCGAAGGCGCTGGTGCCGAGCACGTTGTTGTTCGCCCTCCAGTCCATGACGGCCAGGCAGAGGCGTGTGCCGACCGAGCTGGACACCGACGTGGGCAGGGACGGGGCGTCGGGGTTCTGGGTGAGGAGGATGAGGATGATGCCGTAGGCGCGGGCTTTCTTGATCAGGCGGGTGGCCAGGGCTGCGGCCTCGTCCTTGTACTCGGCGTGGGTGAACAGCTCCTGCACCTCGTCGATGACGATGACGCGCGGACCGAGGTTCTGCTCGGGGTACTTCTCGGCGAGCGCGCGGGTGACCTTGCGCCCCTCGGGCACCTCGGAGGCGGGCAGGGAGCGCACGAACGCGGCGCGGCGCTGGTACTCGGCGATCCCGGAGCGCATGCCGCCTAGGGCGGCCTCCAGGTCCTCGTCCTCGTCGCCGGACACGTAGCGGTGGCAGATCGGCTTGACGGAGTCGAGGTCGCCGGATCCTTTGAGCTCGTAGATCCAGAGTTCGGCGGTGGGGTCGAGGGCGACGCCGAGGACGATGGCGAGCGCGCAGGACGTCTTGCCGGAGCCGGGGATGCCTCCGACCAGCAGGTTTGAGTACATGAGGGTGATCTCGACGAGGTTGCCGCGCGGGTCGAAGCCGTAGGGCAGGGGTTCGTACACGTCGGCCTGGCCCTCTTTCATGAGGGGCCAGAGCTTCCGGCCGGCCTTGGCGGGGTCGCGCTGCGCCACCCACAGGACGAGGCGGCCGGGGTGGGCGGAACGGTCGCCCTCGGGCCACACGGTGCTGATGGGGCGGCGCATGGCGGCGGCGAGCGCGGCCCGCTTCTCCAGTACGGCGGTGGCTTCGATGCCGGGCGGGAGGTCGACCTCGGCGCGCCAGCCGGGGCCGTCGCGCATGACCTCGGAGGCGAACTCGACGCCGCGGCGCCCCTTCTTGCCCTCGATGCCGATGGCGGCGAGTGCGTCGAACACCTCGGTGGAGTCGAGCCGGCGCAGCACGTTGGTGGCCACGTAGCGGGTGATGAGGGGCTTGTCGCCCCTCTTGCCGGCCACGCCGACCAGGGCGGTGGCCGTGAGGGCGGCGGTGAGCGTCCAGCCGGGCACGAGGAACGCGCTGACCAGCGTGGTGATGCCGGTGGCGGTGGCCACGGCCAGGGAGGTGATGCGCCGTGGCCGCACGCGACGGGAGTGCTCGCGGGATAGGGCGAGCCACGCTTCGATGTCCGCGGACGCTGCGGCCTTGGCCTCAACGGGCCGGGCCTCGGTGTCTGCGACCCACTTGCCCCAGCGGACGATGAGCCGGCCCGCGCCGCGTGGGGCGCGCAGCAGCAGGCGGGCGAGGTACACAGGCGCACGCACGGCGTGGAAGCCGGTGACGTGGACGTAGTAGGACGCCGTCCAGCGGGCGGCGTCGGCGAACTCGGCGGCGTTGCGCAGGAACGTGGGGATGACGGGCGGGGCTTCGGCGAGGTAGGCCTGCTTCTCGGCGATCCATGTACCGGCGGCTGGGGCTTCGTTGGGCGGGTCGACGGGTCGGGGCTCGGCGTTCTCGACGACGTCGATGATGGTCTCGGTGAGGGTGTCCTGCGCGTCCTTGAGGAGCGTGGGTGCGTCCGGGGGTGCGTCCTTGTGGAGTTGGACGACGTTGTTCGTCATGCTGGGGCTTCCTGCCTCTTGCTGGGGTACGGGACGCCCGGGGACGGCGGCTGCTTGGCGGTAGGACGCCGTCCCCGGGGCGTGGTCACTTCTTGTTCTTGCGGCGCTCGGCCGTCTTCTCGATGCGGCGGACCTTGTTCTGCAGGTCGCTCAAGTCGACCGTGGGCCCGGCGATCCCCCTCTTGGCCATCCGGGCGTGCAGGGCGACGAGGCGCAGCTGCTCGCCGCGGGTGAAGTCGGAGAAGCTCAGGTCATCCGCCATGAGTCAGGCCTCCGGGGTCTCGTCGGTCTCGGGCAGGGCCTCGGCGATGGCGGCGTGCGCACGGGCGACGTCCGCCCAGAGGGCGCCGGCCGCGGCGAGCGGGGCGGCCTTGTGCGTGTAGTCGGGGTGCGTCGCGTACTTCTCGGTCTCGCGGGCGAGGCTGGCTGCACGGGACACGGCGGCATCGGCCATGGTCAGACGCTGTTCGCGGTTCATGGTTTCCTCCTGGTCAGATGGGGCGGAGTTCGCTGGTCTCGCACAGGACGTCGGCGATCCAGAAGGCGTCGACCTTGACCGTCCAGCGGCCTGCCGTGAGCTCGCCGGGCGGGGCCTCGTCGACGATCCAGCCGGTCTTGCCCTTCGCCCGCGGGTCGTCTGCGCACGAGATGATCCGGACCTTCTGCCGCTTCGGCATACTCACTTCCCTCTCTGGAAGTCGCGCCACATCGAGCGCAGAACGAACAGGCAGACGGTTGCGCAGGTACCTCCGATAGCGACGGCGACAGCCACCAGGGCGGCCGCCATGGCGAGCGCGGTGACTGCGCCGGCGCCGAGGATCGCGAGCAGGACGTAGCTGGCGGGGATTCGCCGTGGTGACCGGGCGGCTGGCTGCGGGATGGGCTGCTGCTGGGTGGCCTGCTGGGTGGCGAGGACAGCGGCGACGATCCGGACGACGTCCGTGTTCGCGGCGGCGTCTCTGACCGCGGCTTCGGCTTTGTCGAGGGCATCGCTCATGCCGCCCACCCCCGGATGCGGCGGGCGATCCGCGGCCAGGCCCAGATGCCGGCGGCGGCCGCGATGACGGCGGGCTGCGAGATGACCGCGGCGACCACGCCCAGGACGACTGCGAGCAGGGCCGGGTAGACGACGAGGAGGCCGATGAGGGCTCCGAAGATCAGGCGCAGCATCATGACCGGGCCTCCTGGGGGAGCTTGTCGGGGTGAAAGAGGTTGTGTCCGCGGGGCGTCTTCTCGTGGACTTCGAGGCGTCCGTCGGCGACCCAGCTGCGGATGGTGGAGGGGTCGACGCCGTACCGGTCGGCGACGTCCTTGGACGTGAGCAGGACGGGCGGAGGCGGGGGAGTGTCCTCGTCGTCCTGGCCCGTCCCGGGCGGGAGTTCGGGCGTCTTTGGCGTGTCCTGCTCGTCGTCGCGGTCGAGGCGGTACTCGGCGGGCGGCTGGACGCTCGGCGTCTGCTCGGGGACGGGCGGGACAGTGGCGGGCGGGGTGGCGTCCCGTGGCGTCTGCCTGGCGAGCGCGTGCGTCCGCCAGAGGCTGATCGGGACGAGGAGCGAGACGACGGTGACGAGGTCGAGGCTCACCTTGATGACACCTGCCTCCAGCGCGTGGGCGGCGACCTGCGCGGCGCCCATGAGGGTGAGGGACAGGGCGATGTCGAACGGCCGGAACCAGCGCAGCGCGGCCACGACGTAGCAGTCCAGGGCCACGGGGAGCATGACCGCGATGGGCGCCTTAGCGCCCAGCCGGCGGGCGAGCTCATACTCGGCGGTCGCGGTGAAGGCGATGCCGGCGGCGAGTGAACCTCTGCGTACCCAGGTGCCGACCTGGTTGAGGCTGCTCACGCGGCGCCTCCAGCGAGGATCTCGGCAAGCTGCCGTCCGAGCACGCGCAGCTGCTCGGCGGCGGCCTCCAGGTCGGCGGCGAGCTGCTCGACTTCTTCCGGGGTGCGCGTGCCGGTGAGGTCGGCGACCTCGACATACAGGCCGACGGCGCGGTCGACGTTGGAGAACGGGGCCTGAGTGAGGAAGGCCTTGAACATCTCTCGGCCGTCGGGGGCGATGACGTGCTCGGGCCCGTCGTGGCTAATGTCGACCTTGTATCCGGCGCGCTGGTCGGGGTGGCCTGCGCACCAATCGGGTTCGTCGATCTCCAGGGGCTTGTGGACGTAGATGTTCACGACCGCGGTGCGGGGCTCGGTGCTCACTGGCGCTCACCCCGCTCCTCGGCGAGGAACGCGGCGACGGCGGGGAACTGTGCGTCGACGGAGCGGCGGACGGCCTCGGCCTCGGTGACGGGCTCGGCGTCGAGGGCGCGGAGCAGGATGCGCAGGGACTCGCGCAGGATGGCGACGTTGCCGCTGTCGAGCAGCTGCTGGGCGACGCTGATAGCGACGTCGAGGTCGCTGGGCTCGGCCAGCGCAGAACTTGCGGGCGCGTCGGGGCGCGCGAAAAGATCGGCCACAGCCGTCTCCTTGCTGAGATCAAGGTTGGCGGTCAGGGCCTCGTTCGGTGTTGGTAGCACCGGCGGGGCCCGTCTTCTTTTGTGAGTACAGATTAGAGCTTGCCACAGTATCTGGCGATCCGTATAGGTCTGTTACGGAATCAGCGCGTTCAACTCGCCTGCGTCTCGGGCGCGTTGATCGCGTCCCCGCTGGCGTTGTCGGCGTCCGGCTGGAGCGTCCGCAACATCAGGAAGTCCGTGGACTCGTAGGTGCAGGTACACCACGGGCAGGCGAGCTTCGTCTCGCCCTGGTGGTGTCGCAGGACGGCTCCGCACACCACGCCGGACGCGTCCACGGCGACGCAATTGCCGATGCGCTTACCGCGGTCGGGCAAGGCGCCGACGATGGACAGGGCGGCGCCCGCCAGCTCGCGGATCTCGGCGGCGAGGTCGCCGGCGGCCGGGTAGGAGTCGGCGATCCAAGCGAGCTCCATCCCGAGCCAGCGGGCGGCGCGGCGCACGCGCTCCTCGACGTCGCCGGTGATGGCGGGCTCGCCCCAGCCGCGCACGCGCTGTACGTCGGAGCGCCAGCCCTCCAGGACGAGGGCGATGCCGCCGTAACGGAGGTCGAGGACGGCCTCGTCGACGGGCAGGGTGGCGGCCGCGTGGCTGCGGGAGACGAACTCGGTGGTGGCGCGGCCCGCCGGGCTGAGGAACCCGGCGAGCGCGCTGTAGATCTTCGGCATGCGGTCGAGGCGCTCGGCCAGAGCGAGCGTGTCGCCGGGGCAGAGGTAGCCGTGCTCGAGGTCGCGGTCGCACAGGCCGCAGGATGCGGTCATGCCTCCGCCTTCTCTCGCGATGCTGCGAGCGCGGCCTCGGCGGCGCGCGCGGCCTTGCGGTCGCGGCGGCCGTCGTGGATGGCGAACGCGATCTGCATGGCCAGCATCGTGTACACGCCGATGGCGATGCCGATGACGACGAGCTGGATGTCGTGGTCGCTCATGTCGGGCTCCTAGAAGGGCGGTTCGTCGGAGTAGCCGGCGCCCTGGACGGCAGGCTGCTGCTGGCCGCCGCCCCATCCGCCGTTCTGCTGCTGGCCGTTGGCGGGCTTGGCCGTGGCCCACGGGTCTACTGATTCACGCCCCTGGCCCGATGAATCAGTAGCCGCACGCCCGCCGCCCGCCGGGTTCTTCTCGACCTTCGCCGTTGCCCGGGCGAGGCTCGGCCCGACCTCGTCGACGTCGAGCTCGTAGACCGTGCGCTTGACGCCCTGGCCGTCCTCGTAGCTGCGCTGCTTCAGCCGGCCCTGGACGATGACGCGGACGCCGCGGGCGAGGGATTCGGCGACGTTCTCGGCGGCCTGCCGCCACACCGAGCAGGTGAGGAACAGGCTGTCGCCGTCCTCCCACTCGTTGGTCGTCTTGTTGAAGCGGCGCGGGGTGGAAGCGATGCGGAACTTGGCGACGGCGGCGCCGGACTGGGTGAAGCGGAGTTCGGGGTCGTCGACGAGGTTGCCGACGACGGTGATGACGGTGTCTCCAGCCATCAGCTGGTCTCCTTCTCGGGATTGGCAACAGTGGTCGTATCGCCACGGTTGAGGTTGCGGAGCTTCTGGGCGTGTCGGGCGGCGAGGCCGCGCTGTCGGGCGGCGGCGAGGGCTGCGCGCCGGCGCTTCGCGTTCTCGGCTCGGATCCGGGCGGCCTCGATCTTGGCGGCGACGATGTCGTTGACGTTCATGGCGCACCTCTTCAGCTGGCTTCGGCCCAGTGGTCGTCGGGCTCTTCGAGCGGGGCGTCCCACAGCCCGGCGTCTTCGGGCGCTGGTGGCGGCGCTGCCTGGGGTGTTGCTTGGCCCGAAGTGTGGGTTGCGCGCGTACCGGAACTCTCTGACGAGCCGTTTCCAAGATCATCGGGCTCTTTATTTGGGGGGGTTGGGGTTGGGTAACCAACACTTCGTGCCAAGGGAGAGCTCACCGAATCGCTCTCTTGTTCGGTTGCGTGCTGCGCGTCGAACACCCGCACCACGAGGTCCTTCTCCGCGCCCAACTTCCAGGGGTTCGTCGACGGGAAGCCGGTCTCCTCTGTGTCCTCGTCCTGCTGGCTGCGCAGGCACGTGGTGAGGTCGAGGACTTCCATGTCCTCCAGCGCCCGGCGGGCGACGTGCCGGTTCAGGCCGGTGAGGCGGCGCACATCGGACACGGTCAGCTGCTCGGCGTCCGCGAGGCGTCTCAGGATCGTGAGCCGCGCCTGGGGCACCGTGTCGAGCGCGCACTTCCCGGCGAGCGCGAGAGCCTGGCCGCGGGGGACGCCGAGGGCGAGCAGCGACTTGGCGAGGGACACGATCTGCCCGGTGACGCGGGCGGGTTCCTCAATGACGGGGATGCCGTCGATCTCGCGCTTGCCGTAAGCGTGTCGGGGGACTGCAGCGCGGCCGAGGCACGTGAGCATGGCCGCGTCCTCAAGTTGGTCGTACATCTCGTCGTCGAGCTCGACCTCGGTTACGGCGCGACGCGCGGCCTGGACGAGGACGGTGGCGCGGCGGCGGGCTTCGGCTTGCTTCTCGGCAAGCCCTTCGATCTTCCGACGTTTGCGGACGGTCGCCTTCTTGTGGCTGTTGTCGGTCTCGGGCAGCCGGCAGTACAGCCAGCGCGGGCCGAGGGCATCGGTGTGGGATGAGAAGTTGTCGATGGCGGGGGTGACGGCAGCGAGCAGCGTCAGCCGGCCGGTCCATGTGAGCGGGCGCGGGGAGTTGCCGACCTCGCGGACTACGTGGCCGTCGTAGGCGCGACGCAGGAGGGCGAACAGGGTGTCGCGGCCGCCGCGGTCGGAGGTGGCGAGGACGGTGGAGAAGTCGCTGATGGTGACGAACGCGCGGCTGGGGATGCGGGTGAGGATGCCCGCGGGCTTGGGGTTCTTGCCTGGCATCCACGACAGGAGGGCGGGGCCGGTGATGTCGTCGACGTGTTCGTCGGCGCTGTCGTCGAGCGCTTTGACGGCTTCGCTTTTCCCGCCGGACGGCGGCCCGACGAGCATGCCCCACAGCGGTTCGCCGTCGAGGTCGGAGGACACGGCGACAGCGAGGGCGAAGATGATGTGCCCGTGGTCGGAGAGGTGGACGTAGGTCTCCATCTGCTCGAGGAAGTCGGCGAGCAGCGCGGCCGGGGATCCGGCGGGCGGCGCCTCCGGCTCGTCCTCCTCGGCGGCCGCCTCCGCCTCCGGCTGCCCGGCGGCCTCCTCGTCGCGGGCGGTGGCCTGGCGCACGTCGTCGAGCACGGCGGTGGGCAGGGAGCGCGCGGCGGCCGTCGCTCCGTCGCGGCCGTGCGCCGCGCGGATGATGTCGCGCGAGGCCTCGGACTCGTCGCCGCCGTGGTGCAAGGCGGCGAACAACTGGCCCGGGGAGAGGACGTGACCGATCGCAGCCGGGTCGATGCCGGGGAAGTTGTCGGTGCGGATAGTGACGGCGGCGCCCTCTTTGTGGACGGCGATGCCGTCCTTGGAGCAGCCGTCTGTCCAGCCAGGTCGATTCCAGCGCTGGCATCCGCCGCCGCAGTACGAGCAGTTGCCGGGCAGCTGCTCGGCGTAGGTGGCGCCGACCTGCATGAGGATCTCGCCGCAGCAAGCGTGGTCGCCGAGGATCTCCATCGGTCCGCGGCCGCCGTGGGCCGAGCTGGGCCGTGACTTTTTGGCGCGCGGCGCGGACGGCTTCGGGGGCGTCCGCTTCTTCGGCTTCGGCTTCAGGTCCGCGGCCAGATTCCGGACGTCGTCGAGGCTGTACCGGAGGCCACCGTCCTCGACGACCCGGCACGGCACGGGCGTCCGGCCAGGCTTCCGGTTGACGGTACCGGGCAGGCGCAGCACCCGCGCCAGATCCCGCACGCCGGTTCCGTAGCTGACGCCCATCGTCTTCGCGCCGCCGAGCAGGATGTTCTGCCAGTCCCCGGCGAGCTCTGCGGCCTCGTCGAAGTCGATGTCCTTGCCGATGACGAGCGGCTGGTCGAACTCCCACCAGGCGTAAAGGCCGGCACCGGAGTTCTCGACGCGGGTGGGTTCGGGGAGCTTCGCGAAGCGCGGGATGTCGCGGGCCTCGTCGGCGTTGGCGGGCAGGCCGGTCGCCTTGTGGAGGTCGTTGCCGTAGTCGATGTCGGACCACATGCCGAAGAGGGCGCGGGAGTCGCGGGCACTGCCGCGGCTTCCGGCGGGGAACCGGCTGGCGACGGTGGTGACCCGGCAGTAGATGCCTTCGGCTCCGGCACGGTCCTGGTCGAGGGCCCAGGCCACGGCTCGGTCGAGGTCGTCGGTCTGGATCCCGGTCCAGTTCCCCTTGGCGCAGATCGAGATGAGGCCTGGCGCCTCGAAGTGGGGGGCGAGCCAGGCCCGGATGATGTCCGGGTCTGCGGCCAGTGGCTCGGTGGTGGTGTCCACGAACGTGTCTCTCGATTCCCGTGGTGCGGATGGTGTTCGTGAGTGCGCATGAGGCCCCGGGCCTGGATGGGCCGGGGCTTCAGCGCAATGGGGTCAGCCGGGATTTCGGAGGTTGGTCAACATCCGCTCGTGATCGGCGGCGAAGAAGCGGAGGTGCCGCTGCACTTCGCTGGCCACATACGCCCACCGAGTACCGGCCGGGACGTGCACTTCGATCTGCTGTGCCGCGAGGAAGAACCTCGACGCGATCGCGTGACCGAGGAAGCTGGCCGCCCTCTGCAGCGCGGACTCACCCAGCCGGACGATCGCGGTGTGGCAGTCGGTGGACCGCTTCGTCTGTGCGTGCAGCTCGTCCAGCACTTCGGTGCTCGTGTCGTACTGGCCGGTGAGGTCGACGACGGCGACGAGCCGGACGTCCGGCACGGGCACCTCGACGGCTGCCGGGCGGCTTTCGCCCGGCGTGCTGACGGATGCAGGGTCGACGGGCTCGGGTGGGGAAGGGACGGGGCTGAGACCAGCAGGCCACTGGCCGGGGCGTCGCTCGGTCATGCTGCTGCCCTCCGGGACTCGGGCTGGTGGAACGCGGCCCTGATCCGGGCGCGCTGGTCGTCGGTGAGGGGCGGCGCCTGGTCGACGATGCGGGTGACGCGCTCCCAGTAGCCGGCGGGCCGGGCCGGGCGGCCGGGGGTGCCCACGAGTGCACCCTCGGCCGCCGCGGTGTTCGTTGAGGCGGTCATGCCGCGCGCTTCCCGGTCACGACCATCGGGACGGGCCAGTCGGCGACGTCCACGCCGTGCCAGCAGGCGAGCAGTCCGCGGACGACGGAGTCCCGTTCCAGCGGGTTCTGTCCCTCGGGCACCTGCACGTCGAGGGTGGCGCCCGGGATGATGCCGCCGAGGAAGTCGTCCGTCGCGGGCCGTTCCGTCAAGCGGGCCTGGCACGCGGTCAGGACGGTCGGGAGCGGTTCGGTGAGGAACGCCCAGCGGGAGAAGTCGAAGTCGTTCACGGCCGCACCTGCTCGTCGGCGGTCATGTCGACGAACGTGCGCAGCGCGTTCCGCGTCATCTCCGTGTTCTTGGACGCCCGGAAAGTGGCTTCGATCGCGTCCATGCACCGGCTGAAGGCCAGGCGGTCCGGGTCGTTGGCGATCCTCGTCCGCTCGTCCCGGCAGGGCGGGCAGATTCTGAGCGGGTTGCCGAAGATGTCGTTGTAGCCGTCGTAGTAGACGGTGGCCGGGTCGCTGTGGTCGACGTCGCCGCGGCAGTCGACGCAGCGGTCGGTGACGGCGCGGAGGTCGTCGAGGGCGACGCCGAGCTCGTCACGCCGGGCGATGCAGGTGCGTACACCGTTGACGACCTTCACCTCGGGCATGTCGATCGCCGGGTCGTCTGTGAGCTGGAGGGCGAGGCCGAGGCGCTCGCACTCGCGGGTGAGGGCGGCGAGGTACTCGGCGTTTTCGCGCTGGTCTCTCAGGGCAGGCGACGCGGTCGGCGCCTCGGACTGTACCGTTGTGTTCACGAGCGTTCTTCCGATCTCAATGCGTGGGTTCGTGGATTGCTCGACTGGCGCCGCCGGCTGGACTCCGGCGGCGCCGCCGTCTTTTAGGCGGCCGGTTCCGACTGGACTTCGGAACCGACGCCGTTTTCGTCTGCCAGGACCTCGTTGATCCGGCAGCCGAGTGCGTCGGTGATCTTCTTGAGCGTCTCGGGGCGCGGTTGCCGCTGGCCGTTCTCGATGCGGCTGAGGGCTGCCCCGCTGATCCCGGCGAGCGCGGCGAACCGGTTCATGCCGTGACCCAGCTCAATGCGTCGCCGACGGATCATGCGTCCGTTCGTCTTCACGGCGCTGACGCTACTCCTCGTGTGGCATCAATGCCAAGTGTTGACGCCAGATAACTCCAGGAACCTTCCAGCAGCTCCAAGCAGATTCTGGCAACGGGCTGGCAGCCGGTATGGACACGACGCCTGATCGCTGCCAGAGTCTTAGGCTGTAGCCGTTACCAATCATTGACAGGAGGTCGTGTCGTGGCCGCCATGACACAGGACCCGGAAGCCTGGGCCAGGCTCGGGGTGAAGATCCGCGAGCGGCGCGAGGCGCTTGGCATGAGCCGGAGGCAGCTGAGCGAGGAAGCCGCCGTCTCCGAGAAGAGCATCCAAGTGGCAGAGGAAGGGCGAACGCCGCGAGCCAGGTGGCCTCAGTCCCTACGTTTCATCGAGTCTGCTCTTCGCTGGCAACCGGGCAGCATGCAAAACATTCTGGACGGCGGTGAACCCGAACCGTTCCTTGAGCAGGAATTGCTCTTCCCCTTGGATGACGGACCGGAAGAGCTTCCAGGTGTTGACGACGGGTTTCCGAGCAACCATGCCCGGTCGGCAGCTCTTGCCCGCCTGCCCAGGGTCATGCGTGCGGACCTAGAAAGTGTGTTCCAGTTCGGCCGAAGGGCTGGTAACCATGGCGCCGACTACGACCTGGTGGAGGAGTATGAGCAGGCTGTTGAGGCCCTTCTTAGGGACTTGACCAGTCGTCCAGTCAAGTTCGTCGGATACCACCAAGATCATGGCCGCCTTGCGCACTGGGAAAAAGCGCTCCGTATGGACCCAATGCTGCGCCGCCAGCGAGAAGAGCGACTGCGCGCCGAGGACCGAGAGCGCCGGTACCTGGCTGAGAAAGCGGGCGGCATCCGGCGGCCAGCATCGACCGACCGCACTCCAGTAGTAGGCGGAACTACTGATGCTGAGGTTCTGAATGAACTCAGAATGCTGGCCAAAGAAGTTGCCCGACTTTCTGAAAAAGTGGACGGGAAAGAGAGTGACTCGCCTGCCGAGTAACCTCTACGTCCCGCCTCGCTTCCAGTCGAACTGCACGGCGTCGTAGTCGAAGTACCCCCCGTCGGGCATCCGCCCTTGCCGCGGCGTCGTCAGCGTCACCGTGACCAGCGCCCGCAGCACCGACCGTTTCCGGTCAAGTTCCAGCGCCTTCCACGCCTTCCGCACGTCCGGCGCCCCCACCAGGTCGACGAGCGGGTCCCGTGTCGCGGCGCGGGCCAGCTGCTGCGTGATGCCCTCCAGCTGGCCGCGGGCCGCATCGGTGCCCTCGGTGAACGCAGTCAGCTCGATCTGCCCCGCACCGAACATGCCGCCCAAGTCCTTCATTCGCTGCCGGGCCTTCTCCGCCTCCGCCTGCAGGCCGGCCACATCCACGTCATCCGGGCCGGGCAGGAGAAGGTCGTGCGCGTCGTCGCGTGACAGCCGCTCGACGATGACGTCCTCGACGTACTGGTCCACGATCTCGGCACGGCGGCCACCGCCGTGGCCGGTCGGGCAGCGGTAGCTCGGATACTGGCGGCCGCCGCTCATGGTGACGGTCATGCCGGTGCCGCACTCGTTCCGGCCGCAGATGTACAGGAGCGAGCCCACCCACTTCGGCTGGGCGCCCCGGTTCGTCGTGCGGGTCGGGTCCTTGAGGATCGCGCAGACAGCCCGGTACTTCGCTTCATCGACGATCGGCTCCCACTTCCCGCGGCCCACCTCCTCGCCCCTGTACACCGCGATGCCCGCATTACGGGGGCGGATGAGCATGTCGCGCATGTCCTGGTGGGTGATCGGGTTCCCTCGGGTCGTGGTGACGCCCTTGTCGGCGCACCACTTCGTGAGCGACCGAATCGACCCCCCGGAGAGGATCTCGTCCGTCCAGTAGCGCAGGGCCTCGGCCTCTTCGGGCACGGCCTTGAGCCAGTCGAGGACGGCCTCCTCGCGCTCCTCGCCGGTCTTGGCGTCGGCGACGGTGCGCGTCTCGCCGGTGGGCACTCCCCAGCCGAACGGGCGGATGCCGCCCATCCATTCGCCGTTGAGGGCCTTCTGGCGGCGGGCGCGGGCGACGCGTTCGCCCTTGTGCTCGGACTCCTGGCGGGCGACGGCGCCGAGGATGCGGGCAGTCATCCGCCCGGACGGGGTGGCGAGGTCAAGCTCGCCGGCCTGCACGGTGTGCGTTGAGACGCCGCGGCGCTCGCACACGTCGATGTAACCCTCCAGCTCGACAGGGGAGCGGTGGAGGCGGTCGGTGTGCCAGGCGATGACGACGGTGGCGATGCCGTCCTCGAGGTCGCCGAGCATGCGCGCGTAGTCCTTGCGCTTGCTGCCCTTCCGGAAGGCGCTCACGTCGTTGTCGACGTAGACCTCGACGACCTGCCAGCCGTTTCGCTCGGCGAGGGCCTCGCAGTCCTCGCGCTGCCGGTCGACGCCGAGGCCGGCGCCGGTGCGGTCCTGGCTGATGCGGCAGTAGACGACGGCACGGGTGCGGCCGCCTGCGGCAACGTCGATGGCCGCCTTCAGGGTTGGGCTCATGAGCTGAGTGTGCCGGACTAGTGGTGTCTCTGTCCCAGATTCGGGAACCCCAATATGCAGTGATGACACCACTAGCTAACGGCTACAGACCGTTACGTCCGTGCAGGTCAGAACATGGAGCGGCCCCGGCCGGGACACAAATACCGGCCGGGGCCTGGCTCCGCCCGCCCCCAGAGCTCACGGGGTACAGGGACGGGCGGGCTTTCAGTGTTTGCGGGTGTGGCAGGAGCAGGCGCACCGCAGCGTCATCACCGGCGCCTCCCACGAGGGGGCTCCAGGGCGTCGTATGACCTTGGGGCCAGCGCAGTAGTGGTGTTCCCCGAGACGGCACTCAGGGCTGGTCTCCGGGGTGTTCACGGGCGGTCGGCATACGGGACGAGGCGGTGTATCTCGCGGCAAGGCTCGCAGGCGAAGAGGTTGCCCCCGCTGCCCGAGCCTTGCTCGATGACATCGATCAGGCGTACACCTTCGGCGAAGCCGTCGTGCCAGGAGCACCAGGCATACGCCGTTGGCGTGTTGGGCTCGGCCTGCTGGCTATCACGGGATTTCACGCGCTCACCTCGCGTATCTCGGCCCAGATCTCCGGGGCCCCGTTCGTGTCCGTGCTGCCCCACCAGTCCGCTGTGCGCAGCACTTCGAGGACGCGCTCCCAGCGGGCATCGCGCGGCGGCGGGGCGGGGGCGTGGATGCGTATGCCGCGGTCTGTGCTCAGTGCATGCACGGGCTCGTCGAGGGCGCGCTCCAGCGCGGTCCGTAAAGCCGCTGCTTGCAGGCTGATAGGCACAGCACATCTCCGCTCTCGTGCGAGAGAATGACTCTCGTACGAGAGTAGACCGGGCGGCACTACTGTGTCACGCAAGTCACATGGAAGGGAGGCGCACGGTGACGACCGATACGCCCCTGTACCTGCGCGTTGCCGAAGAACTGCGCGCCCGCATCGAGTCCGGCGAACTCACCCCCGGCACCCGCCTCCCATCCGTCGCCGAACTCATCCAGCAGTACGGCGGCAGCAACAGCGTGGCCAGCCGGGCGTACAAGCTCCTCGTCGACGACGGCCTCGTCGTCTCAAGGCACGGCGCCGGCCACTACGTCCGCAGCACCGACACCCCGGAACTCCTCGTTCGGCGGCACCGTCGGCGCAGCGAGGACAGCCCGTTTGCGCAGGGCGCGGCCGAGCAGGGCGCGGTGGGCACGTGGCAGCACGAGTCAACGACCGAGCAGGCCAGCGAGACCGTTGCCGCGCGCCTCGGCCTCGAGGTCGGGGCGGCGGTGATGCACACCTCATACGTGTACGTCGCCGACGACAAGCCCGTGCAGCTGGCCGAGTCGTGGGAGCCCCTCGCTCTGACCGGGCAATCCCTGATCGCTTTGCCGGAGGTCGGGCCCTACGCGGGTGTGGGCGTGGCCGCGCGGATGCGGGTGCTCGGCATCGAGGTCGGGGATCCCGTTGAGCGGGTGCGGGCCCGGCAGGCGACGCGGCAGGAGGCACAGGCTCTCGGTATGACGCCGCCCGGGCCGGTGCTGTTCATCGAGCGCACCTACTACGACCAGGCCACTGGCCGCCCGGTGGAGACGGCGGACATTGTGATGCGCGGGGACCGGTGGGTCAGCGTGTACGGGCAGCAACCTTCCGGGGCTTGACTCCAGGCATGACGAAACGCCCCCAGCCACGGCCGTGGTGACCGTGGCTGGGGGCGTCGTCGTAGGTCTACAGCCGCCGGTACCTGGCGGTCATGGTGAGCGCGGCTACGCCGAGGAGGCCGCTCTGTGGGTCCGGCGTGGGGCTCGGGTCGGCCGCGCCGTCGCGGCGGCAGACGAGGGCGTCCGGGTCGTAGGACGGGGC